CCTACTAACTCTAAAACACACGTTCTAAAACTACAACTACCACCGAAAGCCAAATCCATACAATTAGCAATGGGCGTTTGAGCAAATATACCGCGGGTCTCTCAAAAGGCCTAAATTTCACCTGAAATATTCAGGGTCTGCGCGGCCGGAACCTACCATCAGAAACAGTTCATCAAATCAAAAATTAAACTTGAACTATAACCTAGATAGGTTTCGGGTAGATTTATTTTAAAAGGTTCTACTTTCCTTTCGCGGCTTTTGCTGCTTTTCGGGCTCGAATCTCTTCATTCTTAGCACGCGTTTGAGCGTTCTTAGCTTTTATCTGAGCATTCTTCGCCTTTACTTCCATCTTCTGGAGGGTTTGCTTAATAGAGGCAGCATTCCCCTCACCAGGAGCTGGTTGATACTTTTGTGAATTTAGCAATCTATCGCCTCCTTTAATTGCCATACTCAGTCCTTGAGCTGCTGGGTGAGGTATCATACTCAACACCGGCGACACATAATCACTAACAGTACTCACTACATCCTTAAACCAATCACCTAAACCATTCTCAGCAACGGGAACGGCTACAGGCATTTTCCTAATAGCATGTGAGTAAGTTTGGAGCGCTTGTACATCATACTCAGGCGCTCTCTGAGCAAGAACAACGAGATCAAGTTGACTAATATCTGGGAATCTCTCAATATACCAAGTTGCATCCACCCTTAAGGTAGTTGAATTTGATAATCCTGTTAATATGCAACCTTGCATATTGAAAGTTGCCCATGGTAATTTCAAAGGAGCAAGATTTAGGGTACTACCATTCTCATTAGGAAAAATGGTATAGCCTGAAGCTGCCCCAGTTTGAAGATATGGCATCACATATGATCCCGAAGTTGCGGGTGGATTAATAGAATTTAATGTGCAAACATGATAAGCACCATCTTTTGCTAACCACTCTTTAGTACCTTCCAACAACAAAGCATTTGCCGTAGTAAATGGCGGTGCTTGAATAGGAAGTAGAGTTGGAAAGCCAGTATAAACTGATCCACCCGTTGTCATTGTATCATACATCACAACAGACGCTTCAGCCGAATAATATACAGGAGTCGGCTGCCTCCAATTTGTTATCGACCCTTGAACGGTCAACTCTGAGGTGGTGTTATAAACCTCAAATCCTTTAGCTACTACCCGATAAACTCCACCAAGATATCGTGCCGGAGGGCAGATTTGAACCTGCGCTATAGTACTCAATGTTGGTGTAGTACCGGAAGTAACCGAAAGACATGTTACACCACCTGTAGGATTATGAACTTGCCCACCAGTAGTTGTGAAAAAACCAGTAGGACTTTCAGTTAACGGAACGATGGCTAGTGATGCGGAGGAAGGCCCAAGGTCAAAATTTGTCTCCCAGGGCCAAGCAATAATGTGACAATCATAATTATTTGCAGTATTACCTGAATTTACAGTCACATTTTGAGATTGCTTAATAACCTGCACAACAGTACTAGCCTCATCTCCAACTGGCATTCCAGAACACATAATGGGTTCATCATGGTAAGGATCAAGCGCTGCTTTCAGCCACTCAAGCCCTGCCTCAGAGATTCCTACCTTATCCCCAATTTTATTCATCAATCTCTCACTACGAGAAATACTCATCTTGCTCCAGCACTAGTATACACTGTACACTCACGGGCAAACAACGAATACAGAACAATTATAAATATTACAATAGACAAAGCAAGCTTAATCAACGCAATAACTCTATCAAAGTTCAAATCAACACGTATAGGCATTAAATAAAATACATATAACACACTAAGAAAGGGAACTACCCCTCTCTAAATTTTGGCCTATTGCAATTAAGAGGACCAAAATTCAAAAGTCTCTTGAAGCAGATTTTCAAGATATCGCGAGCTATTTTCATAGTACGCCTCATTCCCAGTCCACATAAACTCAATCTGGGAATCTTCCAAACGGGTAGACAGGGCAGCCTCATAAGTGAGTTTATCATCAAGGCTCCCTTCAAAGTTCTTCATTATATTATCCTTCTTCATTAATATCCATCTTTGTAGTTCAATAGCTTCTTGATGATATAAAGGAAAATAATATGATAGAACATAATATGCATTCACTTTGGCATATGCAAAACGCCAACTCTTATTTTTAAAGTTATAATAAATAGAGGCGCGGATCTTATCGAAGTTGGGTCTCGGTAGCCATTTTCCATTAATAAGCTCAAATCCGCAATTAGTGAATGAACAGTCTTTTAACACTCCCGTCGGTTTCTCAGGTTTCAGCTCAAAGCCTATCTCAAGAGAATTCTGCTGAAGATTTTGGAATATTGGAATATGAGGGATAATTGAATCATCTCCTAAAATAGCGAGATTTTCAGTATTATAGAATTTAATCACTCCCTGCACACTCCTAATTTCTTTTGCACAGTTATATAGGTGCATCCACTCAAGAGCCAAACAATTATCACTCAGAGTGTCGAACCCACCACTAGAATTACATCCAAACTTCATAATTAAGTTGCCCTCAGGGTCTATCAAATAAGAGTACACTTTGTTCTGGTGATTAAACCGGAACATATTTTCATAATCATCATTCATATTAATCAAACCTTCATAACGTAGGCGACTAATATGTTCTTGTACATACTCTTTAAGACAGGCCTCCATATGACCAACATCATTACAATCAAACAACTTCTTTTTAGGATCTTCCTTATTAAGAATTTTTCGTGACATATTGTCCCACCCACCATAAAATGGAGTGAAACCTAACTTAATCCACATTTCACGATTAGTTGCGAGAATATTCTGATTTTGATTATATGATAACATCATTGACACAATTTGTGAAATAATACAACCACACACAAAAACACGAGTCTTACGCTTAGTAGGATCTGGGTTAATCAATTTTGTAACTGTACGAATCTCTCCTTTCGGAGAGGTTTGCCAGTACAAAATATTATACTCAATTCCTTCTAACACATAATGAACTTTACCAGTCTTCATGAGTTGTAATACTATAAACACTATTAAATCAAGATATTTATCGAGAGCTTCTCTCTTAGACTTGCAATACTTATTCCACGGATACCCTGGCGAAGCAACCACCTCCATGAGGCTAATTGCTTCCCAGACTGAAATCACACTAGACAACATTGTAGAACGACGAATTTCCCTATGCGCCTCAGACGCAATACGAAGGGCTTCATAATCAGGACACCAAAGATACGATTTTACATATTTCATATAATCATTAAGTAACAACTGCTTATCAAAAATAGCAGGAGCATAATCCATAGGTAATTCATATCCAAGGCTTTGGGCCTGATACGCTAGTTCTCTATTTGGTTTAAAGTTACACTCGCCCTGAATTCCCCTAGTAACACGGTGAAATATTAACGCACCGGAGGTTACATTAGTTACTGGGAACCCAGGGCTAGGCAGTTTTTTGGAAGGGTCTGGCTCATGAAGAATGGCGGTAAGTTTGACTTACCAAAATATACTCCAGTATTAATACCTTTGGAGTTACCTTTCTTCTTATGTATACCAATGAACCGACCCCCTTGATCAAAGACAGGAGAACCACTAACTCCTTCCTTTGTGTTTATTTTATAATCAATCATATTCTCACCAATCAACAGATCTAACATACCATGCTCCTCATGTGGAAGGCATTTAACTGAATCCCAAGAGACTACTCTTATATCAGAAGTTAATCCAGGCTTCATTAAAGAAGGACTTGGAGCAGCTTCATAAAGTCTTATTAAAAAGGCTCTAATCTCTGGACTAGTGTTAGATATGAAGAAACGACAATAATCCCACACATAATCTTGGTTGTTCATCTTAAGATCTTGCTCAGATGGCAACTTCATTTCATATATAGGATAATATTGAGGACATGATGTATCACGAACAAACCACTCCGACATCGGGAATTTCAATCCCCCATCTTCAGAATAAAAGGTGTGTTTGGAAGTAAGAAATCCTCCTTGTTTCGTTGCCACCGCTGTCGCTTGAAAAACTGGCGACAGACCAGCTGGTTTCCGATATACTCCAACAACACACCTAATATCAATCGTCCCTCTCTCTGGATAAATCACGGACTCATCCTTACCAACACCAATTTTATGTTTACGGATACATCGCTCAGGATGAGTACAAGATCCATACAGTATTTCAAACAAACACTGATCTGTATGAATTTCGTTCTCATTCGACTCATCTACTGTTTGCTTCAACTTATCACAAGCACATCCAATAGACTCATCTCTAGCATAATGTAATCCTTTAGAATAATATTGACCTGGCTTATCTTTTGAAGATATAATAGCAATCTGCTTCTCATCTTCATGATCTTCTCCTACAAGAGAGAGATAATCTTTCATGAACTCACGCTCACCCTTATTAAGACTATTCAATGTTTTAGAACCAAGTTTCTTATAAAGATTCTTAGCTCTCTCCATTCCTCCTGGAGTATTTAGACCTAACTCTTCTTCTCTAGAATGCTGATATTTTTTCTGCATCTTATAATGTTCTTGATCAGCATCAATTCCTTTTCGCCAATAATTAGAATCATCGGCAAATAAAGGATCTAGGAAGATATCAGAAGTTCCTTCCAAATAATCCTTCCAGGTTTCCTGTTCCTGCATTGACACTATTCTCTCTAATTGATTCATCTTAAACAGCTCATCAAGTCTCTCAGGTATCCATTTCATCTCTCGAGGTAGAGGTAATTTATTAACCATCTCTCTAACTCTTGAACTAACAATAATCTTAGAACTAGGATGACGCCATAACCAATTACAATATTTAAAAGCAATATTGTAATTTGGTCTGTCACCATCAAATAATTCTCGTGATATGGATATATGAGGTATCTTTTCACCTGCTGTATAAGGAACAAACCCTTCACTCTCTAACTGCTTCCAAGTAGCTTTATCCTTAACATACCTCAAAGTAAGATTAGGATCTTGGCCAGGCTTAAAAACAGCCATTCCAAGGCTTGAGTGAATAGCCTTATACATATCATGCGCATCATAAAAGAAAAATTGTTTATTCTTTGGAGCCTCGTACGTCATATCATTAGAATCACGATTACGACTCTTATCTTGACGAGGTTTTTGAGAATCTACATATCTTCTAGTATAATCAACGCGCCGATAATCATCATCTGTTGTATCTGCACCAGGATTATCTTGAGTAGAAGTGGCTCGCTGAACATATTGCTCTTTGCGACTTATTCTTGAATTACCACCTCTAGTGTAAGCTTCATCATCAACGGATTCATCCTTCCCAATTACTTCGGAAGGCCACCACATTTCATACTTATCACTAGCCCATTGACGGATCTTCTCAATCTTATCACGGTGTAGATACAAACCAGCTAATACCAACATTACACCAACAACTCCAACAACATACGTACCGTACGCCTGAAAGAATTTATTAGAGGTGAATCTAGCCGCTAAAGACTCACGAACCACCTCTGCAGGTTGTTTAGGAAAAGCCCACCAAACACAATATTCATCATTTGACAAAGAAATCTTCTTAGTCAATAATATTGAATCTATACCCATTGGAGTTTCATCCCAAAGTCTACGAAAGAAACTCTCATCTAAATCGCTACCTAAATTATTAGTAATAGCTAATGGGTCACTAAATATCATCCTGTCACCGACAAAACTGAAGGAAAAACCACTTCCAATTTCATCATGAAGAAAATTATCTCTAGTGGAACTTAATGCTATATTGACATTGCGCATAGAAGACACGTAATAATTATTAAAGATGTCATAAATTCTGACTTCTCTAGTCTCTAATTTATTCAAATACGTGTTATCTAACTTCGTTTTGTCAAATTTAAGTACTGTATTGCGAAAAGGGAGAAAGAGGCTAGAGAACCACATAGTTGATCTTGAATGAATAATATCATCAATAAACAAAGGAAACAACTTATGTGGACTCGAACCAGCTCCCATTCCAGAACGCAAATCAAACATTTGCTTCTCAGCTTCACCACGCGAACACCTCCAACAATAAGAACTACCAACTCTATCAGAGTTTTGACACTTAGGGAAATTTTGACAACCACTACCATCATTAATTGTATCTAACCAATCCATGCATGATAGCCACGGCTGAATTTTCTTCCACCAAGTAAGAGTTCCAGTTGTTGTTAATGATAACGTAAAGAAACCAAGTTGCATTATTGCTTTATTATATTTTGAAAGAAATCCAGATTGATTCTTTTCTTCTTCTAATAACTTCTGATTCTTCTTGGATTTTAGTGGATTAAAATACATAACCACTATAATTATTATTGCAATAGCAACTCCAAGATAAAATAGAATTGGATTTTCTAACAAAAAATCTTTTACTTTCTTTGCCTTCTCGCAAAACCAGCTTGAGGCAATAGACAATTTGATTTTCATCGCATCAGTTAACAAACCAAAATAGTTAAAATAACTTTTAACACATTCAGTTGCTTTCCAAAGCAACAACCACCAAATTGCTTTAGTATAAGTATAATAACCAACAGCCATACCAGTCATGGATAAATAAAATCCAAGAAGGACTTGCCAAGTAAACCAAGGCCAAATCCAACCAAGACTCCATAATCCACAGCTAACCACAACTGTCGAAGGGAATAAAATTCCAAACACAATCCGAACATAAAATTCGGAACGCTCTTTCAATTTCTCTGACCATGTTTTTTGAACATAATAACGGTCAATAGGATCTTGAATATATTGAAGCGAATGTGTCAAGGAATCAAACCCCTTCTGAATAGGAACATCATCTTCATTATCCAACAAATCTGACGACTTCTTCTCTTCTCCATCAGTAGCCTGATTTCCATCATCTCCACACCCATCATTAATATCAGGTGTGCCGCCAAAATAACGGTATAATGTATCCTCAGCATCTTCATCCTCACATAACGGTGATTCAGGGGCACCATAAAACTGCACTTCCTGACCATGATATGTGAATCTAGTAGGATGCCTTAGAGGCACTGGACGAACTACTCTGGGGACGGGCGTAACAACCCTCTCTTCTTTCTCCTCCTGAGGAACTATGACATGAATCTCATCATCTCCCACTTCACTAGGATTATATTCATCTTCATCAATTCTCATATCCTCAGTAGTATTTCTGATATCATCCATCCACTCTCTTTCTTGCAACTCCAGCAAGTAATCTTGATAATCTGGTCTTGACAATCTAGCCATAGTAGCTTCATTTCCTTCCATATAGGCATCATAATACCTTCTGGTACGCTCAGCTATACAACCAATTTGTAATAAATCCAAACTTGAGCGCAACATTAGAACCCTAATATTTACTTGAGAACGATCTCCTAAGAAATCATAATTAGTTCTAACCATTGCCTCAAATATTCCATCAATTTGATCTTGTTTCACCTCCACTCCATCACTCTTATGTTCAGACATTCTTCAATAAGTCGAATACTGAAACCACACACAAACGATAATATAATATAAATAATAAATGTATTAATAATAAAGTTGATGATAAAAGTTGATAATACGTAAAGTCCACCTGGGACGTGCTGGAGTTGGCGTTGGAGTCGCAACTGACAATATGCAAAAGCTAGCACAAA